AGGCCGCGCAGAAGGTCGTCGATCTCTACACGAACAAGGCGAAGGAAGGCGGCCGGCATCCCTACTTCAACATTCTGTTTTCGAACATCGAGACGGTCGTTCCCGCGCTCTACAACAGCACGCCGGTGCCGGACATACGCCGCCGGTTCGGCGATGCCGATCCGGTCGGCCGCGTCGCGTCGCAGATCGTCGAGCGGGTGCTGTCGTACTCGGCGGATCAGTACGACTTCGACGCTTCGATGGCGGCCGCCGTCCGGGATATGCAGATTGTCGGCCGTGGCGTTATCCGCGTCCGGTACGAGCCCGAGATCGTTCAGGTGCCGGCCGGCGTGGACATGTTCGGTCAGCCGATCTTCCAGGAAACCATCGCCGACCAGCGGGTGCTGTGCGAGCACGTGGCGTGGCGGGACTTCCGTCGCGGCCCGGCGACGAGCTGGCGCGACGTGCCGTGGATCGCCTTCCGGCACGCGATGACGCGCGAAGAGCTGCGGCGGCTCAATCCCGAGGTGGCCGACGATGTTCCGCTCAACTACACCGTGGATAACAGGTCGGAAAAGGATCGCGGCAAGGCCGAAAAGACAGTCTACCAGCGCGCTGAGGTTTGGGAGATTTGGGACCGCGAAGCGTCGCAGGTTCTTTTCGTCTGCCTGGACTTTCCCGACGGCCCGCTGTCGGTGGTGGCCGACCCGCTCGGTCTGAGCGGCTTCTTCCCCATTCCGCGTCCGCTCTACGACGTATGCGTGCCGGGCTCGCTGGTGCCGGTCGAGCCGTATACCTACTATCAGCAGCAGGCCGAAGAGCTGGAAGACATCACAGCGCGGATACGGTCGATAATCCGCATCTGCAAGGTGCGCGGCATCTACTCGGCCGACTTGCGCGCGCTTGAGAAGCTGAGCGCGTTGACGGACGGTGAGCTGGCACCGGCCGACGACAGCGTGACGATGGCCGCGATGCAGGGTGGCGCGCTGGACCGTGGCATCTGGCTATGGCCGGTTGACACTATCGCGGCCGTTCTGCGAACGCTTTACGAGCAGCGCGAGCAGATCAAGGCGACGATCTACGAGATTACCGGCATTAGCGACATTTTGCGCGGCAGCACGTCGCCGAGCGAGACGGCAACCGCTCAGAGCATTAAAGCGCAATGGGGATCATTGCGCATTCAGCGGCGGCAGGCCGAGGTCCAGCGGTTCGCGCGCGATCTGTTCCGGCTCAAGGCCGAGATCGTGGCCGAGAAGTTCGAGCCGCCCATACTGATGAAGGTGGCCAATATCAGCCTGCCGTCGGAGGCGGACAAGCGACTGGCGCAGCTTCAGCTCGGCTCGGGCGCGCCGCCCGATCCGGCGTTGGCCGAGATGCTGGACAGCCCGACGATTGAGGAAGTCGTTGCTCTGCTGCGCGACGACCGGCTGCGCGGCTATCGGGTGGACATCGAGACGGACAGCACGATCCAGGCGGACATTGCGACCGCTCAGCAGAACATCGGCCAGTTCCTGCAAGGGTTTGGTTCGTTCATCCAGGCCATCGGTCCGGCCATCCAGGCTGGTGCCATCTCGATGGAAGCCGCCGCGACCTTGCTTCAAGCGTTCGCCAGGCCGTTCAAGCTCGGCCGGCAGGCTGAGGAAGCCCTGGAGAAGATCGGCAAGGAGCCGCCGCCGATGCCGGCCGGAATGCCGCCTGGCGCGCCGCCGCAGCAGGTGCCGCCCGAGATGGCGATGCAGGCCGGTGCGCCACAGATGCCGCCTGGCGCACCACCGATGCCGCCGCAGGCTTCTACACCGCAAGCGGTGGGAATGCCATTGCCGCAGATGCCAGTCATGTCGTAAGGTCCTGACATGCCGACTTACGTTTATGACCGTTCCCTTGATCGGCTCGTTGAGCGTGGCGAGCGGCCGAGGCTGCCGTCCGGGCCGCAGATCATGCCCGACCTTCCGCCGCACAAGTCGCCCGTCGATGGCACGGTGATTGAGGGTCGCGCGCAGCGCCGCGAGTATTTGAAGCGGCACGGGTTGCGCGAGGTCGATCCGACGGAATGGAAACCGCTGCGGCCGTACGGCGAGGCTCGCCGGCTGCGGAAGATGCTGCGAGGGGAAGCTTGATGGAACAGGTTGCGACGACCGAGAAGCCAGAGACCGCCGAGGTCACGCCGGCACCGGCCGCATCCATCACCGACACGCTGGCGCAGGTCTACGAGCGGGCGACGGCTGAGAAGCCTGAGGCGGCCGCTGAGACTGCCGCTCAGCCGTCTCAGCCGGTCACCGAGCCTGCCGCCGCCGAGCCTGCCGCCGCCGAGCCTGCCGCCGCCGAGCAGGCCGCCGATGTTCCGGCACCGCCGGCGTCGTGGTCGGCGGCCGCGAAAGCGCGATGGGCGGAGCTGCCGCCCGACATTCGGGCCGAGGTTCTGAAGCGTGAGGCTGATGTCGCGAAAGGCTTCGAGCAGAAGGCTCGCGAGATCGCCCGCTTCAAAGAGGTTGATGAAGTTCTCGCTGCAAAGCGGGACGAATGGGCCAGAGCTGGCGTCACGGAGGCGCAGGCGATCCGGCAGCTTGTCGCTGCGGCGGACTTCCTTCAGCGCGATCCGGTCAACGGCATCTTCTGGCTCGCGCAGCAGTACGGCTTGGATCTGACCAAGATCGCTCAGGCGGCTTCCCAGCGGGTCGATCCCGTCCAGGAGAAGCTGTCCAGCGTCATCAAGCCGTTGCAGGAGAAGGTGCTGACCCTGGAACAGCAGATTGAGCAGGAGGCTATGGCGAAAGTCCAGGCCGAGATTGCCGCCGCTGCGCAGGGCAAGCCCTACTTCGACGAGCTGCGGGTTGACATGGCTCGGTTGCTGCAATCGGGCTTGGCTTCCGACCTCAACGAAGCGTACGAGCGCGCCGCCTACATGCGGCCCGATATCCGCGAGCGCATCCTTGCGGACCAGCGCGCGGCGGAAGAGCGGGCACGCGCCGCTCAGGCGGAGAAAGCGTTGAAGGACGCCAAGAAGGTCCAGGCGGTCAATGTCCGTGGTCGAGCGGCGGCAACGCCGGCTCCCAGCGGCGACTGGCGCGAGACGCTGAAGCAGGTCGCGGCCCGCATGGGCAGCGGCTGATTTCCAACCTCTTTCGGAGTGATGGCAAATGCCAACCCCTTCCGATGTCTTCACCGAGATGGTGACGACGACGCTGAGGAACCATCCCAAGGCGATCAGCGATAACGTCAGCAAGAATAACGCTCTCTATTCCCGTCTGTCGCGGCGCGGAAATATTCGCACCGTGTCCGGCGGCTATGAGATCGTCCAGCCGCTCGACTACGCTGAGAACAGCACCTACCAGCGGTACTCCGGCTATGACACGCTGAATGTTTCGGCGTCGGACGTGTTGACGGCCGCGAAATACGACTGGTGTCAGGCGGCGATCCATGTCACGGCTTCCGGCCGCGAGCTGCGCATGAACAGCGGCCGCGAGCAGCTCATCTCGCTTGCCGAGGCCCGCATCAAGAATGCGATGCGGACCGGGGCGAATAACATGTCGCTCGATCTGTATTCCGATGGCGCGCTTCCGAACCAGATGGGCGGGTTGGCGCACATCATCCAGACGAACGGCCAGGGCACGGTCGGCGGGATCAATTCGACGACCTGGACCTTCTGGCGCAACCAGTTCCGCGAGGCTGCCGGCACCAACACGATCAGCAAGGCGACCATCAAGGGCGAGATGAACCTTGTCTGGTTGTCCTGCGTCCGTGGCGGCGACCGGCCCGATCTGATTGTTGCCTCGCATGACTTCTTCTCGATGTACTGGGAGAGCTTGCAGGACTTGCAGCGGTTCACGTCCACTGACAGTGCCGAGGCGGGCTTTACCTCGCTGAAGTATGTCACGGCCGACGTGATTTTCGACGACAACGCGAATTTCACGAAGACCGCTGAGCGCATGTATTTCCTGAATACCGACTATCTCCAGATCGTCACTCATACCGACGCGAATTGGTCGGTTGAGGACGAGAAGGTATCGGTGAACCAGGATGCCGTTGTGATCCCTGTGCTGTGGATGGGGAACTTGGTTTGCTCCAACCGCAGCCTCCAGGGCATCTTGATTGACGCCACGTAATCGGAGGGCTCTTCCATGCCAACTCTTATCGGAGTTGATACTTCGCAGACCATCCCGTTCGCTGCGCTCGGCACGAGCGGGAAGGGCTTCGGGCTCGGCGACCGGCACGTTGACCAAGCGGGCAACGAATGGGTGTTTGTCCGCGCTTCGGCGGCCATCACCGGACCGGGCTATGTGGTCAGGATCACGCCTGCCTATCAGGTGAACATGCTGGCCACGGCGAACGGCTCTCGCGGGACGCTGGTTGGCGTCGCTCCGGTCGCATTCGCGGTTGACGATTGCGGCTGGGTCCAGGTCAAGGGCACCTGCCCGGTGCGGGTGGCGGCGAGCTGCCCGGCGAATGCGCGTCTGAACACGACGACCACCGCCGGTCAGCTCAACAACGACGGTACCGCCGGCTCGTTCGTTGTGGAGGGGATCACCCTTTCTACCGCGAACGGCGGTGTCGCCGGCAACGCACCGGCGGTCCTGAATTACGTGATCCAGGGTCCGTCGCTCTAACGAGCGGGAAGGGAGGGGACGGTCTTGGCCGTTCCCTCCCATTCTCGGGCTGGATGCCCGGAGATGGCCGACGAGCCCTTGCCGCGTTGCTCGCACGCCGGCGGCCCGGCGAGGTACCAGGTTCGAGTGGAACGGCTCAACGGCACTCTTACACCGTATTTTATCTTCTCCCTTTTAAATGCTCCCCAGAAGAAGGAAAAAGGCGTTTCGGTGGAACCTTGTACCTTCCCTTAGGCCACTGACAGGGGTGTGAAACGATGGACGTCTACCGCAACTTGAGCGACACCGCCACCGAGAAGCCGGCCGTGCTGATCGAATTCTACAGCGTGGCCGAGAAGGACGAGGCGGCGACGGCCGCCGCCGGGCATGCGGTCTTCCGCGACGTTGAATGGGCGCGCTGGTACAAGCGCGGGAGCAACGGGCAGTCCACCGAATGCCCGGTCGCCCGGCTGCCAAAGTACTATCCCGCGATCTGGAACGCCTTCCAGGACCATTACCGGGCATGGAAGGCAGGGCAGGAACCGCCGCTGAACGGCACGCCGTTGACCGAATGGCCGCAAGCGTCGCGCGCTGAGGTCGAGACGCTGCGCTCGCTGCACATTCGCACCGTCGAAGAGCTGGCCGAGCTGACCGATGCCGATGGGCAGCGGCTGGGCAATCTATTCGGGTGGCGGGCATTGCGCGACAAGGCGAGGGCGTGGAAGATGTCGGCCGAGGATCGCGGCCGCACCGCCGCGCTTCTCGCCGCGAAGGATGCCGAGATTGAAGCGCTGAGGGCTGCGCTGGAAGAGATGCGGAAGGACGTGGACGTGCTCAAAGCGTCGCTTGACCGTCTGGCACCGCGAGCCGCTCCGCCGCCGCGAGCGGCGAGGCAGCCGATCTGATGACGCTCGCGACGATCATCAACGCGGCATGCGATGCGGTCGGCATCGTCCGGCCGCTGTCCGTCATCAATTCCACCGACCAGACGGTGCGCGCGCTGCTTCAGCTCGCGCAGACCGAAGGGAAAGCGCTCGCGGCTCGGTACGACTGGCCAGCGCTTCAGAAGGATCGCACGTTCACGACCGTTAACGCCGAGGTCCAGACGAACGCCATCCCGACCGACTTCAGCCGGTTCGTCAACGGGACGTTCTGGAACCGAACGCGGAAGCGTCCGGTCGCCGGCCCGGTGTCGCCGGCCGAATGGCAGGCGTTGAAGGCAACGTCGGTGCCGGCGATCCAGGACGTTTTCCGCGTGGTCGGGGATGACGTGCTCATCCTTCCCGCGCCGCCGGCCGGCGATACGATGGCTTTCACATACGTCCGCAGCACGTGGTGTCTGTCGCCGCCGCCGGCGTCGAACCCGCAGACGCAATGGGGGAACGACGATGACGAGGCAATTCTGCCGGAGCATCTGCATACTTTGGGCATTATCTGGCGGTTTCTGGCTAGTCGTGGTCTCGAATATGCTGAGGCGTTCCGATCCTACGAGCTGGAAGTTGCTCAAGAATTTGCTCGACAAGGCGGAAGGCCGGTCTTGAACATGGCCGGAGCCGCGACGGGGTGGCGGCCGCAAATCGGCGTGCCGGAAGGCTACTGGCCGTTGTGAGGGCTGGCCGGCCATGATGCTCCAACCGCTCAAGAGCAAGACCGGAACAGGCAGGGGTGCCATTGTCCGCAGCGTGACGCTGCCGGCCCCGGTCGGCGGCTGGGATGCGTCAACGGCTCTAACCGAGATGCCGGCGGATCGAGCGCCGATCCTGGACAATTTCATCCCCGGCCGGCAGTCCGTCGAGCTGCGGCGCGGGTTCGTCGAACACGCGACCGGCATGACCGGCACGGTCGAAAGCCTGATGTCCTGGAACGGACCATCGGCGCGTAGGCTGTTCGCCGTGTCCGGGACGGCACCGCCGAATTTCGTCATACATGACGTGACGAACCCAGGCCCGGTCGGCGCTCCGGCGGTGACGACGCTTTCTGGCAAGCAATGGCAATGGGTGAATTTCGCGACGAGCGCTGGCCATTATCTGTGGGCGGTCAACGGGGTCGATACGCCGAGGCATTACGACGGGACAACATGGGCGTCGCCAACCATCACCGGCATTACGCCGAATGACATTGTGCTGCCGGTTGTCTACAAGCGTCGGCTGTTCTTCGTCCTGAAGGATAGCCTTAACTTCGCCTATCTGCCGGCTGACAGCATCGCCGGTGCCGCGACGCTGTTCTATCTCGGCGGCGTGCTCCGCCGTGGCGGCCGGATTGTGACGGCCGGCACGTGGTCGGCCGACAATAGCGCGTCGGTTGACGATCATATCGTCTTCATTACCAGCGAGGGGCAGGCGGCCGTCTATACCGGCACCGACCCGAGCAGCCCGAATGCATGGACGCTAATAGGCGTTTTCGATCTTCACCCGCCGCTGTCCGTGCGCAGTGCGGTGAAGGCCGGTTCTGACCTGATCGTGGCAACAAAATTCGGCGTCGTCCCCATGTCGCGCGTCCTGGCGCTCGATCTCGCGGCTCAGAAAGCGGTGTCGGTCACGTCCCGGATCGACGAAAAGCTTCGAGCGGAGGCCGCGCTGAGCGCTTCGCTGTTCGGGTGGCAGGTGCTGACATACCCGCGACGCGGCTGGTTGATCGTCAATGTCCCGCGACCGAACGTAAAATTCCACCAATACGTGATGAACTTGGAGAATGGCGCGTGGTGCCGGTTTTTCGGCATGAATGCGCATTGCTGGGGTGTATTTAACGATAACCTGTACTTCGGCGGCAACGGCGTTGTCTACAAGGCCGACACGGGCACGAACGACAACGGGACCGATATCGTCGGCGATATGCAGACAGCATGGAGCTACTACGGATCGCGCGGCGCGCTGAAGCGGGTGACGATGCTTCGGGCAAATTACCTTGCTGGCGGGGTGCTCGCACCGGCAATCGAGATGAAGTCCGACTTCGACACGTCGTCGGCCGTTTCCATACCTACGCCGCCGGCTGTTTCGGTCGCGTCTTGGGATGTTGATACGTGGGGCAATGCGTCGTGGTCCGGCGACACCCGGTACAAGTCGTGGGTGATCGGAGACAAGACTGGTTACTGCTTCTCGATCCGCTTCAAGGTGAGCGCCGCCGACTTCGGTCTTTCGGTCGAAGGCTTCGATGTTCAGTTTGAGCTGGCATCGCCCGGTGCTTTCGCATGAGGGTGCTGGTCGGCCATACCGATCTTGTGGTGCCCTGGACGGCCGCGCTGATCCCGCATGTTGGCGAGTACGGTTTCGGGCCGTGGGCGGAGGGCATCGGCGTTGTCGATGCCAGCGGCGAGCTGGTGGCCGGCTGCGTCTATCACGACTATCAGGATTACCTCGGGTGGAAGACGATGCAGCTCAGCATGGCCGCCGTGACGCCGCGCTGGGCGCAGAAGGGCATTATCCGCGCGCTGCTTCACTATCCCTTCGCGCAGGCGGGCGTCGATAAGCTGTGGACGATCACGCCCGTTGATCTACACCGCGCGATTCGTTTAAATCTCGGGCTAGGGTTCAAGCGTGAAGCCGTCTTGCGGCACCAATTCGGTCGGAAGCGGCATGGGGTGATCTGTTCGATGCTTAAAACCGAATGGGCTAATCGCTGGAAGGTCTGAGATGGGGAAGCGAGCACCGAAGCCGCCGAGGCCGCCTGATCCAGACGCGACCGCGCGAGCGCAGGGGGCGGTCAACAGGGACACGGCTATCACCCAAGCGCACCTGAATATGATTAACCAGGTGACGCCGTTCGGAACCCTGACCTACACGCAGCGCGGCACGGCACCGGACGGCACGCCGCAATATACGTTGACGCAGACCTTATCGCCGGATCAGCAACGGCTGCTCGATCTGGAAAACCGGATCATGCGAGGCTATGGCGGTCTCGCGGCTCGGCAATTAGGGCAAGTCCGGGATGCTCTGTCGCAGCCGCTCGACTTCGGCGGTCGCTTCAACCTGGACAACAACGCGGTTGAAGGCCGGCTGATCAGCCTCGGTCGTCGTCGCCTTGATCCGATCTTCAACCAGCGGCGGCAAGAGCTGGATGCCGACCTTCTCAATCGCGGCTTCAGCGTGGGCGACGAAGGCTATTCACGCGGCATGCGCGATCTCGAGCGGGACCGGAACGATGCGCTGACACAGTTACTGCTGACTGGTCGCGGGCAGGCGACACAGGAAGCGCTCGCGCAGCGCCAGCAGCAGGTCCAGGAAGCGCTGATGCGGCGGCAGATGCCGTTGAACGAGTTGGCGGCGCTCGCGAGCGGGACGCAGGTCCAGCTTCCAACTCCCGTGCCAACTGTTCAGACGCAGGTGCAGCCGACCGACTACCTTGGCGCGCAGCAGCTCGCCTATCAAGGCCGACTGGCCGACTACAACGCTCGCGCACAGATGCGCATGGCTGGTCTGGGCGGCTTGTACGGGCTCGGCTCGGCGGCGCTCACCGGCTGGATGCTGTCGGATCGGCGGCTGAAGCGCGACGTACGCCGGATCGGCGCGCTGCCGACCGGGCTCGGTGTCTACCGCTGGCGGTACGTCGTCGGCGGGCCGGAATACGTCGGCTTGATGGCCGATGAGGTGGCACGGGTGCGGCCGGAAGCGGTCGCGATCGTCGGCGGCTTCCAGGTGATCGACTACGGCCGCCTGGCTGGGGAAGCGTCGCCATGATGGCAGTTCCCTTCCCGTCCCGGAACAATATGAGCCTCGCCGACCGGCAGGCTCTCCGCCGGGCCGAGTTGGCGCAAGAGCTGATGCGGTCGGCGACCGCCATCGAGCCGATCCAGACGCATACGCAAGGCTTGGCGAAGCTGGCGCAGGCGCTGGTCGGCGGCATGATCGAGCAGAAGGCTCAGAAGGAAGCGGCCGCGAAGGAAGCCGAGAAGCGTCGCCAGGCGATGGCATTGTTGAAGGGCTTGGGCGCGGCCGTCCCGGACGAGCCGGCACCGCAGCCGCAGCCCGAGCCGCCCGGCTTCTTCGGCCGCCTGTTCGGGTGGGGACAGCAGAGCCAGCCGGCCGCTGTTCAGCCGGCCGCCGGCATGTCGCCGGTCCCGCAGGCCGACCAGATGCCGGCTGCCATGCCGCCTTCTGCCATGCCGCCTTCTGCCATGCCGCCTTCTGCCATGCCGCCGATCCCGCAGGGTGGCCAGATGCCGGCAGGCGCGGCTGCGCAGGCGTCGCCCGTCTCGGGAAGTTCCGTGCTGCGCGATCCGGCTTTTCTGGCTTATCTGTCGTCGCTGGAAACGCCGGAAGACATCATGTCCGTTGTGCTGCCGTTGACGCTCAACGAGCGGGAGCGCGAGGACAGGCGGCAGGAAAAAGAGGAAGAACGGGCATTTCGGCGGCAGGAAAGAGAGGAAGAGCGCGCCTATCGCGAGGCGATGCGGCGGGCGGATCAGGAATACCGCGCGCAGCAGCTTGCGCTTG